AACCTTGCGCCGAGTTTACTCATCTGCTGTTCTTTATCGCCTAGCACTTCCCGGCTTGGATTGATTCCCTGACCTTTGAACTCAAGGAAAAAAGCGGTTGAGTCTTTCGGTAATATCCATGCTGCTGCACTGCCGATATAAAACGATTCAGTGTCTTTATCTTTGCGCATCCCTGTAATTACTGCTGTTGGCAATGCAGTAAAATGTAATGCGTGTTCAAGATCGGCACTTGTGCGGTAATGTGAGATATTGATATTCACCAAGTCAAGCAGCATAGGCTTGTTTATTTCGCTGATGCTTGTGTTTGAGCCGTTGAAGTAAACAAGTGGTATGAAATCCATGTTTTTATTGTTCATCATTGGGAAGTACGGCCCTTCGATGATTTTGTATTCGCCGTTATCATCAGAACCCCAAACTTCTTGGACATACTGCCCCATTTCGTTTATGTAGAGTTTGCGGTAAACTTCAACATCAGTGTATTTGTACTCGTCTTCGTCGTCCTGCACACTCTTGTATTCCTTCAGAATTACCCATTCAAGCACTTCTTCATTATTCTTAATCGTTGTTTTCCAGTTGATTATTGACTCGGAACTGTAAAAGCTGAAATATGGCCTTTCGTTCGCTACCTGAACCTGCGCAACTGTGCGCATTATCCTGTTGCCGTTTTCATCGATCAGGCTAACAGGTGGAAAGTCTACAAGCACCGCGCCCCTTGTAGTGGTAAGCATTTCATCTACTAAAACCCTCGCAAAAGCATCAAGCGATTCACCTGATGCCGTGATCTTGTCTGTTATCGCGTTCAGTGCTTCAGGAAATTCCTTCTGCGCTTCTTTCCTGAAAATCAAGCCTTTGAGTATTTCGATTGTGCGCCCTGTTGCGTTGTAAAAAGATGCGCGTTCTTTGTATGCGTTGTATTCTCTGCGGTTCTGCCCTTCAAGCGCAATCAGGAAAGTTTGCCCATCATCGTATGAATCAGCGGCTTTAACTGCGTCCTCACCTTCTGCAAGTGTCCGGCATTTCATCCACATTGGCGCGTATTTGTCGTAATACTGGTGAGTGCTTGAAATAGGCATTGTTAACTCGCTCCTTTAATTTTAGTCTGCAATCCGGTTGCAAACTGATGCAGACAGGCATAACGCAACTCATCGGCTATGTGATCTTCTGATTTTGTGTCAAGATCGTCACTGTTATTTTCATCACGCGGCAAGATTGGAAGTATTGAAATTGCATTTCTGCATGATTCAAAGAAGTAAAGACATTCCTTTTCAGGGTTTGCTTTTAATGCAGCGTCAAGCCGTGTTCTGATTATTTCCCATCCATTTATTCTACTGCCTGGTGTCTTGTCTGCTCTTTCCCAAAAAACGCCCTCGTCTTCCATATCCTCGGCAATGCTGTTCTGAGCCTCGCCCCTGTCCTTTGCAAATATGCTTGAGTCTGCCGGACCTGGAATGATGTTCCTGCCCTTCAGTGCTTTGTATGTGTTTTCTCGCTCAATGATTCCCTGCGCTATTTCGGTTGCTGTGAGCTTGATTCCCTCGTCTGCTTCACCTGTGCAGCCGTACCACTCAGCAATTCTAATCAGGGAACCGCGCACAAAAGACCTTTCGTTTCCGTCCGCCATAACTGCATCAGTGCCGTTGCAAACTGCGTACCATCCAACTGAAAAAGGCTTTGAACTGCCCCAGTCAAACGCCCTGAAAATCTTCCAAGTGTAAGGTATTGGAAAGTCAGCGATAACATGAACAGCCTCAGTCCACTTATCATCGAACATACCGCCAGAAACGATATTCCAATCACCTTCTTTCATTGCTTTAACGAGTGCAGGATTGCCCAAACCTTCGAGTTTATCCATATATGTAGGGTCATTCTCAGTCAGTGTCGGGTTATCAACCGCAAGGGCAGGAATGAAAATTCGCTTCATGCCGCCATCACGCGCGGACATCTGTTTAATCTTGTAAGGGCCGAAATCAACAAAGTCCTTTTTAACCCAATTGTGACCGATGTTCCCGGGGTTTGATGAATTGAGTATGCGCGGAAACATTCCCTTGTATTTTTCAGGGATTTGCAGCCCGCCAAGCCTCACCCTTGAGCGTAGAAATACATACATTTTCTTTACCCAGTGCGTAAGCTCATCAATGCCAAGCACATGAATTTCAGCCCCTTGATACTTGTAAACATGCTTCTCATACTGGCAGTGACAAAGGTGTATTTTAGAGTCATTCCAAAATTCGATAAAATTCTTACTGTAGTTGATTTTGCACCATTTCTTTTCAACCCATTCTGACAGCAAAGCAGGGAACCCGGTCGGGCCGTCCATGTGGTTCTTGAGAAGATCGTCAGAAGTGCGCCTGAAAAGGTAGCACTGTAACCCTGGAATGTCGTACGCCCATGAAATCATCGCAACTCGCATCAAGTGAGATTTTCCCCCGCCTGCGCCACCGCCATAAAGCATTTCGTTAGCTTCTGACAAAAAAGCCTGGCCCTGTTTCTCATGTAGTCTTAAATCCATCTTTTTTACCGTCTATGTATACAGCAAGAGCGGGCGCACCTTCTTTGCTGTTAATATCAATTTCGCTTTTCTCAATATATCCGCGTTTTTTACCTTTGCATTTCAAATAAAATATAATCGCGGTCATGTTTCCAGAATTTATTTCTTTGAGCAATTTTGATTCTGCAATATCAAGGTTTCTTTCGTTTATTTCTTCAACAATTTGTTTTAGTTCTTCGTTTTTGCTAACTCTATGATTAATGGCGGTTCTGTGACAACCAAGCATTTCAGCAGCAACTGAATAAAACCCAGCTGATGCTTTTAACGCTTCAATAAGTTGTTCGTTTGTAAATTTAGCCATAATTCCCGCGCCCGGAAAAAAACCGGGCATTTAGTTACTTACCGCCGCCGCCGCCGCCGCGTGACTGTGCTGCTCTTGCTGCTGCGCCTCTGATAATTCCTCTGGTTGGCATAATTAGCCTCCCTGTTTTTTATTGCGGTCTCTTAACCGCCTTGCTTCTCTAAGCGTCTTTACATTGATAAGTTTTTTTTGAAATTCACTGCCAATATTTTTATAAATTTGCTGATATCTTTTTTGGTCTGCAATAACAAGCATATTTGCATTTTCATAATATTTCAAAGCCTCCCTTATTACCGATAATTTAATAACCATTCCATCAGCCGGAAGGTCTGTTTGAGCCTGACAAGCTATCACATTACACGATTTAGGCATACCGGAAAAAATGAAATGTAAATCATCAGTATGGCCTTGAATATCAGGTATTACATTTATCCCGACTTCCTGTGCGCATCTTGCTACAAATCTAGCCTTATAACAGCTGTGTATTCTGAGTGCTTGAGGCCAGTTAAACCACATTGAAAAATTAGGCATCACAATATTTTCGATCTTGCGGTTAATCATCCTTGCAAGCCACGCTGAATTTTCCATGTATATTTTTTCAAAGCGATCATCAGTTGCGTAAAAACTATAGAAAGCCCTTGAGTTATCAACTTTCTCAACATGGGCAACGCCTAATGGAACATGGATAAATGAAGTGTTTGTATAATTTATATCGCCTGAAAATGTCACAACATCGGACAAGTCAAAATCAGACATTTTATCATCACGCAATTCCGGCAACCCATATAACGCAGAGCTTTGAAAACTCTCAAAAGGCTTAATAATCAAATTTTTAGATTTATCAACCGTCTCGAAAAAATCTAGGTTTGTTGTTAAATCAAGCGATTTTTCAGGAAAAAAATCAGTCACAAAATTAAGATCAATTTCTTTTAACTCTTTGAGTTCTTCGTTTAGTAAATCAATATCCCATAGTGCATACTCAGAGGTTTTGTTATCGGCTATCCTTAATGCTTTGATTTTTGCATCTGATAAATTATCTGCAATATGCACAGGCACTTGATTTAATCCAAGTTTTTTAGCTGCTAACAACCTGGTGTGACCAATTACAATAACGCCATTTTTATCAACTACTATCGGCTGCCTCCATCCGTATTCTTTGATGGATTTAGCCACCGGATCAATGGCTTTATCGTTTATTCTTGCGTTTTTTGAATATGGTACAGGCTTTGAAATATCCCATAATTCAACATTAAACCTTTTTATCTGTGAATTTCGTGAAGTTTCAGCCATAAAAAAAGCCCCTCTACTATGAAGGGCTTGTAAAACTTTCTTTATACCGGTTGACCAGTTAATTATTCTGAGTCATAGACTCCGTTTTCATAATGCCCATACATTTCTAAGATAACCCCATTCTCTAATGGTGTAAGCTGTCGAGATTTGCATATTATTTTTTTATTGTTTTTTCCATCAAAAGACATTGAATAAAGCGTTTCCCCTATAATCCATTTCCTGAATAGTTCAAGCTGGCTTTCAATTGAATCCCTTTCGTCTTTTGTTTTATCTTTTATTGAATATGGAATAAAAAACTTGAAATATATCGGTGTAGGACATTTGATTATTTTTACAATATCATCAATCCATTCAGCATCAGTTTTCAAATATGGTATTCCGTTCATATTACCTCTACATTAATTTTCCTGCCCTCTGCTTGCACCTGGTTCTGTAACTTCGCCACAGCCGCATTATAACGATTCAGCGCAGTCATGGCAGAACAGTGCAGGAGTTCGCCCAACTGCCGCCATGTAAACTTGCCGCTGCTATACAGGTGAATCAATTGTATTTCACCCGCGTCAAGTTGGTTTTGCAATCTGATTTCAAGTATTTCCAACATCAACTCCTTTTTTTTACTGTATATTTCAATATGCTCAATTGGCATAATGGGATAGGAAAGCTCGTTACCATCAAACGGGAGCATCGTCTTTTTTCTCCCATTCGATGCATCCAAATGTTTCGCCAGGGTTCCTTCCACCTCTTGGATTAGTGCAACTTCCGCGAATATCCATTCTGTTGAAACTTTTACAATCCTTGCACTGCCCTATCAGCTTCATGCCTGCTGTTGAAC